CCCACTGTAGCTGCTCGTCCGGTGAGACCCCGAACGCTCTCTCGAAGCTGAGCCTAGCCTCACGACTAGGCTCGACGACACAGCTCTCGTCCACCAACCGTGCGCCAACCACAAAGTAGTCGGCCAACGCTGCGGAAGGCAGCGCTTTACGGTGGGTGCCACATGCCCGGAGCAACCGGAGTGCCCAAGCCTGGATCACAGGGACCCCAACAGCCAGGGAAAGTTCACACCTCGCAACACCTTCAAGGTACCGCCTGGCAAAGGCGGGTTCGCGCAACCACCGATGGCTCGCGGTTGCCCCTGAAAGCACCGACCATGGTTCACGGACCATGGTCCACCGATCACCACCCAAGCAAAGGGGGGCTGAACGGCCGAAGCGTATTGACTCCAGTTGGACGGTAGGCACCTCGAGCGACAGCTCATGCCCAGATTCAGCCAGTACATCGCTGGCAAAGTCCTTCCGCACGCAGTCCAGGTCGGCAAGCTCACAGAAAACGAGAGCATTGTCACCATCGACGAGGGTATCAAACGGAACCCCTCTCGACAAGAGGACGGCCCCAACAACCGCAAGCATGATCAACGAATTGCCCATGCCCGTGTTGAAGTCTCCACTGGCCCGTCCTCCTGGACGCGAGAACTTCTGCCCGCTAGATGTCACACCTTCAAAAGTCTGGTGTGACAGCACAGACTGTAAACCCGGATCGCCCCTAAAGGCGGCCATGTAAACAGAGTGCTCAGCGCGAATCTGAGGAGAGCTGACGTGAGCCTCGAAGGCTTTCCCGTCAACCTCGAAACATGCGCCACAATCAAACCGCTCAAGCTTACGCTTGATTAGATTGGCACGGCGCCTGGGCGAGAGCCCCTTGGCCACAACCCTGGTAGGATTTCGGCCGCCGAAGAGCCTACTGAAGGTGAGATAACCCCACAACCAGTGCTCGAAAGGCTTCAGCCAAGAAGCGAGCGACAAATTATACCTAGGCGACCTCGGAAAAATCATCCTAGGCTTGGCGTCCTTTGCCGCACCAACCTTCTCAGCCTTCAGAAAAGCCCTCAGCTTGTAATCGGACGAGCGCAACCGACCATCAAGCCTCAAAGAGCGTTCCGCCTCGGCATACCTACGGCCCAACATCCCACTGTAAGAACGGGCCGTTTCCAGGTGGCTCCAACTTTCCCCGCTGTACCGCCGGGCGATAGAACGCAGCCGCCGAAACAGTCGCGTAAAACCGCCACCAACCGGACAGTCCACCGGGCGTGGGAGAGAAGCCATAGAACGCAGCAGCAACGCCGCGTTCTCGTTGTGGCTGCAGTTAGCATGTACCTGCGGAACCCATGTGCCTGGTAGTCCACTGATACACGCCACCCGCATTTGCCGCTTCTGGTCTGAACAACGAATGTCCACGTCACCCAGAGGGGTCAGAGCAGCCCCCTCCGCCAACGGTGGTAATACCCAGCCACGGGTACACAAACCGTTGGTAGTGACGGGCCGGGCCTAAGCCCCAGCCCACCAGTAGCGGGAGGTGCGTCCCGAAGCAAGTGCAGCAGAGGAATAGGCCTCTGCTGGCGACACCTGCCACGCCAAATGGATAGCTGAAGACACCGCTATCCAAGTGTGGGGCTTTGACAAACCCACCTTCCGGCACCACTCCGAGGCACGGGCCCTCAGAGCACCCACCAGAAGGGCGTCCCGTTTGCGGAGAAACGAGTAAGACGCAAGAGAGAAGAAGAGATCTGTGAACACAACCTCACGCGAGCC